TTATGAATAATTTAAACAAAAAATAGAAGATTTTCTTAATGAAAAGCCAAAAGTTGGTGATGTATTATTTAATTACTTTAACTACTTTAAGTAACAATTATCAGCATTATAACAATAAAATTCGTAAATTCATAAAGTAAATATTTATTGTAAAAATAGTACTATGGAATCAACTAACTCAATTACAATCACATCTGAAATAGCTAAAAATGGAATCAACGTTGTTAAAGCTGCTTATAAAGATTTTAAAGATGTTGTAAGAGAAGATCCTAAAGTAGCAAATTGGGGCGGTAGAATTACTGAAATGATAAAAAATGCAGGATATAATTTTCCTGTATACTGGTGTGCTTGTGCCGTAACTGCTTGGTGGGAAGCTGCAGGCATAAAAGTATTTAGAAACAAAAAAAACCAATCAGGATCTTGCCAAGATTGGGTAAATTGGGCTAAACAAACTAATCGATGGTCATTAACACCTGTAATAGGATCTGCTTGTTTATATATGTTACCTAAAAACCCAAATCACGCTCATCATATCGGAATTGTAGCTCGAATACTCCCAGGAGGACAGCTTATAACAATTGAAGGAAATACATCCGAAAAACCAGGAGACCCTAATGGTACAGGCGTATTTGTAAAATATCCTAATGTATCTAACCTAGGTGGATTTGTAATACCTAAATAAAAATACGTAAATTCATAAAGTAAATATTTATTATAAAATAGTACTATGAACTCAAAAGATTTTATACAAGCACTTCGAAAAGTAATACGTGAAGAAGTGCAAGTTGCTGTTCGTACTGAATTAAAACAATTTGGTTCTGTTATCAGTGAAACAAAACAGAATATTAAACCCGTTACGACTTATACAGAAACGATCAAACCAAAAGTTAAGCAACAACCAAAACAATATACAGCAAATCCAACATTAAATGAATTGTTAAATGGCACTTCAGGATTTAAAGGAGATGGACCAATGGCATATTTAGAAGAGCAAATTGATTACAATGATTTTTCAGAATGGCCAACAATGCAGTCGAATCCAACACCTTCAGCTCCTGCAATTGTATCTGATGTTGAAGGCAGAAGAATTGACATTAAGCAATTAGCTGCAACAGAAGAAGGAGCCGCAGTTGTCAATGCATTAACAAGAGATTATTCTCAATTAATGAAGGCAATAGATAAGAAAAAAGGTAAATAATGGCATACGAACAAAATATATCAATAATCAATCCGGATGTTGCAGTAGGTATTAAACTGCCATTTTTAGATAAAACTGGACGATTATTTGATTTGTCATATTCCACTGAAGAGCAAGCTATTTCTAATCTAAAAAATTTAATTTTAACTAGGCAAGGAGAAAGAATAATGCAACCTTTATTCGGAACTAATTTACAAGATTCATTATTTGAACCAGACGATGATATTTTAAAATCGTCTATTAGAGATTCTATTCAAGATGCAGTATCTTTTTGGTTGCCTTATATTTCAATTAATGATTTAAATATTGAAACAGTAATAGCTATGGGAAATTCAAAAAAAGAAGAACATGGAGTTACAATTTCATTGAAAGTTTTTGTAAATGGAATTCAATCTGAAACTCCACTAACTTTTTTAATAACATCTAGCACAATAGAAGAATTATAATATGACTCAAATAAAAAAAGATGTAAGATATCTTAATAAGGATTTTGGCCAATTCAGGGCAAATTTAATTGAATTTGCAAAAAATTATTTTCCAGATACTTATAATGATTTTAATGAATCGTCGCCGGGAATGATGTTTATTGAAATGGCATCATATGTAGGTGACGTATTGTCATACTATACTGATAATCAATTAAAAGAATCATTTTTAGATACAGCAGCAAATAAACCTAATGTATTAGCATTAGCAGCGAATGTAGGATATAAAACAAAAAATACAATTCCAGCAACTGTTAACTTAGATGTATTTCAATTGTTGCCAGCTAAAACGACTGCAAATGGAAAAGAGCCAGATTGGTCATATGCTTTAACTATTAAAGAAAATATGATTGCTCGAGATGATAATAGCGGCGCTGAATTTCGCACTTTATCATTAGTAAATTTTGCAGTATCTAGTAGTTTCAATCCGACAGAAGTTAGCATATATCAAATTAGCAATGTCGATAATACTCCGGAATATTATCTACTTAAAAAGTCAGTTAAAGCTCTTGCAGGTACAATTAAAACAAAAACATTTACATTTGGAGCCGCAAAAAGATTTGATAAGATTTTAATTAACGACACTGACATTATTGACATTACGTCAATAACAGATTCAGATAGTAATGTTTGGACTGAAGTTCCATTTTTAGCACAAGATACAGTTTTTGAAACGATATCTAATACAGTGCAAAATGATCCTGAATTATCAGTATATACAGAAGTTCCTTATCTTTTAAAATTAAAAAAGACAGCACATCGATTTATTACTAAATTTAGATCTGATAAGAATTTAGAAATTCAATTCGGTCCTGGTATATCTGATAATGATGATGAAGAAATTATTCCAAATCCTGATAATGTAGGTTCTGGATTAAATGGATTACAAACTCAATTTGACCATCCAATTGATCCTTCAAACTTCATGTATACTAAAACATATGGTTTAGCTCCTTCAAATACAACTTTAACAGTTAAATATACTACGGGAGGTGGAGTTAAATCAAACGTACCTTCATATTCTTTAAAAACAGTAGCTAATATAGAATATCAAATAGATTCTCAAGCATTAGATGCTACGTTATTAAATCAAATTAAAGCTTCTGTTGCATGTACAAATCCAACTCCAGCAACTGGAGGTAAGTCTGAAGAGACAATTGAAGAGATTAGACAAAATGCAATGGCAACTTTTGCATCTCAACAAAGAACTATTACAGCTCAAGATTATATTATTAGAGCATATTCAATGCCTTCTAGATTTGGATCTGTTGCAAAAGCATATGTAATTCAAGACCAGCAATTAAACCCAGGTAATACACAAGATCTAATTCCTAACCCATTAGCAATTAATTTATATACATTAGGATATGATGGAAACGGATGTTTAACAGAACTTAATCCGGCAGTAAAAGAAAATTTAAAAACATATATAAATCAATATAGAATATTAACCGATTCTGTCAATATTAAGACAGCACATATTATTAATATTGGCATTAAATTTGATTTAATTACACTACCAGAATACAATTCCAACGAAGTATTATTGAGATGTATTGATAAATTAAAAACTATTTTTAGTGTTAGACAATGGCAAATTAATCAACCAATTGTTTTGTCAAAAATATATACAGAATTAGATCGAGTAGAAGGAGTTCAATCAGTAACTTCAGTTAAAATTGCTAATTTATATGATGCGAATCAAGGATATTCTGGTAATGTTTATGATATTGAAGCTGCAACTAAAACAGGAGTAATTTACCCTTCATTAGATCCGTCAATATTCGAAGTAAAATTTCCAAATACCGATATAATTGGTAAAATCGTTTCATTATAAAATAAATTAAAATATGATTTGGTCAGTACCAGCATTACAAGATACAACATTATACGAAAGCGATCCTTATAGAAATACAGGATTAGACCAGATTCTAGAAATAGGAAAGTCTGGAACGAGTTCGGGAGGAGATTTAGCAGAGTCTAGAGCTTTAATTAAATTTGATTTAACAGCATTAGATAGTATACTATCAGACAATAACATTTCAGTAAATGATATATCTGCTAGTTTAAGATTATATACAGTTCAAGAATCTGAACTACCTCAAAGTTATGTAATTGAAGCAAAAGCGTTGGCTACTAGTTGGTCAAATGGTGTTGGATATTCTTCAATAAGTTTAGAATCCGCAACAACTGCTACAGATGGAGCAACTTGGATTAATACTGCAGGATCTGGGTCTAATGTATGGGGTGACTATCTTACTACAGGAAGAGATATGGATTTTAATACACTTCAAGGAGGAGGTGTATGGTATACTAGTTCAATTGCAAGTCAATCATTTAGTTTTAAAAACAACGATTCAGTCGACATTAACGTAACTAATATTGTTAAAGGATGGAAAACTGGATCATTAGTTAATAATGGGTTTGTAGTTTCATTAAATAATGCTACATTAAGTCAAGCTAATTTTCCAAATACAAATATTCAATTTTATTCTTCAGAAACTCATACAGTATTTGAACCTCAATTATACATTAGCTGGACAGGAAGTTTTTCTTATAATACTGGATCATTAAGTGTTATAACGTATGAAGACAATCCTATAGTATATGTAAAAAACTTCAGGTCAGAATATCCTAAAGATTCTAAAATTAGAATATTGTTAAGTTCTAGACCTAAATATCCTAGACAATTTTTCGCACAAAATACAGACTTTGCTGCTAGTAAAGCATTACCAGCTACGACATATTATCGAATTATAGATGCGCATAATGATCAAGTAATTATTCCTTATAGCAATTCAACTAAAATTAGTACTAACTCTAGCGGATCATATTTTGATTTATACACTACAATGACGTATCCTGAAAGATATTATAAGTTTGAAATTAAATCAATAATTGATGGAGTAACTGAATATTTTACCTCAACCGATTTCATCTTTAAAATTACTAAATAATGGCAAAGTTTACATTACCTACATTTAACATTGAAAAATTTTCTACCGAAAAGGTTAATTCAATCGATGTTAATAGTCTTAAATATGACCCAAATACAATAAGTCAAATAATAGACGGAAAGAGAACATTTGTTACTTCAGATACTGCAGTACCTGAAGAAATCTCGCTAGCAAAATATGAATTACATGAATTTGATCCAGAAAAAGTTTTTACTGGAGAGATTAATACGCTTGAAGTTAATAGCTTTAAATATGAAGCGTATAACTTGAATACAGTAGGACAAATAGTTATTGATAAAAATAACCCAATAGATGGAAAGAGAAAATTTGTTAGTTTAGTTACTAAAAAAACTTCGCAATCAAAATTCAATCAGATTATTGATATTGACTTTGCTGAATTTATATTAAAGAATAATGAAGCAGCTTTAGATTTTTTACGTGCTCAAATCAACGCATTAGAGTCAGATAAAGCTTCTTTAAAATCTGGCAGAGACACTGATAGACAAAAGATTGATGCTTTAAATAAACAAATTGCTGCGTTGCAAGCTCAAATATT